CGCCCTCCCACCCTTGATTGGGCAGAGGACGGACTTAGGCTTGATGGCCTTCGGGATCTCCATTTTGGCGATCCTGGTAACGATCAGCCTAGTACTGGTCTCCTTGATTTTGGTCACGGAGAACAGGACTCGCTCTCCACTATCGCTGCTGACCTTGCCGACGTTGTCCAACGGACAGCCGACGCAGTCTCTGCAACGCTCGGGGGGTTCGACCCCCTCGTATGGAGAACTAAGCACGGACCAGGTGCTGTAGCCGACCAGCGTCATACGCAGTTTAAGTATGACTTTCCAAACTGGCCTGCTAAGCTCTCGAATGTCTTTCCTCTGGACGAGTTTGGCTTTGCCTCTCTCGCCCATTGGGCTGCATTCGTACGTAGTGGTGAGTACCATTCTCGCTTCAGCTTGAATGAGCCTCCGTCCAAGTTGATTGCTGTCCCAAAGACGCTTAAGGGCCCGAGGCTTATTGCCTCGGAACCTGTCAGCCATCAATGGTGCCAGCAAGCAATCAAAGACTACCTCACTACGCGGCTTGCGTACACACCGATTGCCAGGTCGATTCACTTTCGTGATCAATCCGTCAATCAGGAGTTCGCTCGCCGGGCTTCCCATACTCAGTCGCATGTGACAGTTGACCTGTCATCCGCTTCTGATCGCCTGTCTTGTTGGGCCGTGGAACGAACCTTCAGGAGACTTCCGTCTCTTGTTGGAGCTCTCCATGCCTCAAGAACCAGGTGGGTGGCTAACGCCATCGATCGCAAATCTCCGGCTTTTCACAAGCTTAGGAAATTTGCCTGTATGGGTTCAGCGTGCACCTTTCCCGTTCAGTCGTACGTATTTTCCATCTTGGCGCACTCGTCAGTCCTCTATTCTAGAGGGCTCCGAGTTACCTTGAGGAACATCCGTGCGGTGTCCCGGGAGGTCCGGGTCTTCGGTGATGATATTATCATCCCCGCAGACTCTTGGGCAGTACTTCAGGGACTGCTACGTCACCTTGGTCTCAAGGTTAACCACTCGAAGACTTACGACTCTGGAAAGTTTCGTGAGTCTTGTGGTCTGGATGCGTTTGACGGTCACGATGTGACCCCGACGTATACCATGACGTACCGTGATGTG